CGGTAGGTGTCCCCAGTGTCCTTTAGATCGGCCTGTGTCCAAGTGCTCCGTACCATCTGGTCTCCTGTGCTTGAGTGATCCTGGTCTGAGATCAATCTAACATGTCTCCCATGCAGTGAACATACTAATTTAATGGATTCGCTAAAATCAGCCCAGATGTGGAAGGAACAGCTGAGTGAGTAGGAGCTTACCTGCCCACCATTCCCAGAACATTCCCCAAACTAGAGCCTGCCAGAATCCGTATCCTGATTGGACTGCATAGTAGATGATTGAGAGGCCAACTAGCGAGTGGCCCAGGACTAGCGATCCTTCACTTTTCATGATTCACTCCAAGCGTGTCTGCCACGTACAGCCGTCCAGCCTCCATTGCCATTAGGCTGAAGCGTCCAGTTGTGTTCTTTTTTAAGGTGATCCTTTAGGGCCTGCCAGATCTCCTTCCGGAACTGCTGGTCAGCTGGCTTACTACCCCAGGTGACTCTACCATCAGGCTCCACACCCATGAAAGCCCTGGTATCTCTACCAGTGTGATAGCAGAGCCTGCAATGTAGGGAGGTTAGCCGCGTCATCCCCGTGCTACGGATCCTCTGGAGGTAGTTGACCTGGCTCATTTTATTGCCTCATATTGAGCGTTTAGATCCTGGGCCTTCTTGACCATCTCATCGGCTTCTTCTATCCTACCCATGATCCGAACTTTGTGAGCGTAGGAGTATGCGCTCTCGATGGTCTTCCTGAGATTTAGCTTGTAGTGCCTCTTGCAGACGCCTGCGGAGTAGACCTTTCGATTGCAATCCCGCGTGTCCTTATGTAGTAGGGACTGCCTGCTGTAGTTACCATTGTAGGTGGTAATTTGGTGTCTGCATCCGAGTTCCATCTGGCCATCTCCTAGTTTGGTCTGACATCAATCTATCATGTTCCAGATTAGGTGAACATACTAGGATTTGGAGCACCTCGCGCAGGTTATCACACGGACTCCAGCCCCTCTGAAGCTCCACACTATGGTCTCATTAGGCTTGCAGGCGATTGACAGCCTGTCTCCGACTCTGAAGGCCCTGTGAACCTTGGTGCCTGAGTTTATTCCCATGTATGCCGATCCCTCTTCAGACCCCTGAGATGCGGCATGACGTTTGGTGATCTCTACCGAGATATGCTGGTTCACTACCTTGGTGGCCTGTAGCTTGAGCTCTAGCTCTTCGATCAGCAGCCGGGATGCCTCCTGCTTCTCTTTTAGCTCCTCAGTGGTGTGCTGCTCGATTGTCTTTAGGTTACCCATTTTGGTGCCTCCTGCTTTGTGTTGAAGACAATGTAAACCAGTTAGTAGAGATTGAACATACTAACTCTAGGTGGATTTTGACATCCGACCTAGGGAGATCCTAGTGTAGCTAGTTCCTCCCTTACGTGCACCATTCTCGATGTATCCGCCGTAGTGCTGTTCAAATTCTGGCTTGTGGTTACGATCAGAGCAGGTCTCTGCGTACCAGCGCTTGGCCCAGACCAGATTGCAGCCCTCGCACATCCAGGCGAACCCCTTGATGGTTTTCTCAATGTAGCTGACGCTGTCCCCCGTAACTCGGGGCTCCATCACCTGGTGCTCTATCTCGTTGATCTTCGTTACCATTTCTGGCCTCCGTGTTTGCTCGTCTCAGAAGTAATATAATATCGCAGAGGTTCGGTGAACATACTAATCCAGACTGATTTTAGAAATTAATTAGGGAGCCCAGTGCCCATGTCGATTACGACTCCGTCGTCCCCAGACCAGGAAGATGCTCTCAACCTGAGTATCTACCCAGTCCCATAGATCCTTGAGAGTGGGATAACTTGGCCGAGTGTTGTGTGCATCCATATAGGCCTTAGAGAGTACCTCCATGGCATCGAAGTGGTTACGTGAGCCATGCTCTGAAGATCGTGCTTGGTCAGCTGCCTCTTGTAGTGTCATGTTAGCTCCTCATTCGGTTTTGCATTAGCTCGCGCTCGGCCTCAGGATCATCGACGATCTCCCAGACTCCAGGCTGTGACCAGCTTTTAGTAGGAGTGAAGAACCGGATCCGGAAGTTCGTGAGCAGGCTGGCCATGGTAGCTCCGTGGACTGGGCGGATCTCCTCACCTCTGAAGTCAGCCTGTAGGTAGGAGTGTCCATGTATATTAGTGTAGAGGGTGTATCCGCTCCTCATCTGCTCGATTACCTGGTCTGCTTTCTTACTCATTTCGCTGCTCCCTCGTTCCTGTTAGCACAAATATAACAGACGCTCTACCAGATGAACATAGGGAATTTCCATGGATTCCGAAAATCAGATCGGGAGCGTTGGCTTTCACCTTCGCTCCCGTTCAGTGTTCACCGTGATGTGTTGTTAGCTAACCGTTACCGTCCCAGAGTGACTATGGCCGAGATTGTTCCATTCTCTGAGGTTACCCGGATCTCGAAGCGCTCCTCTTCGTACTCTGTGAGGAAGTCCCCTATGGCTTTGGCGTCGTCCCAGTTATTTAGGATCAGGCGGCGCTTCTCGTTCAGGGTATCTAGCATCTCGTCTGTCGTCATCTTGGTCTCCTCGTCGGTGTGTGCTGGTTCCTTGTTAGCACTAATATAACATACCGACATACTGGTGAACATACTGAATTTCATAAATTTGAAAATCAGATAGGAGAGCAGTCGCCTGCCCTCCCATTCTGTTAGGTTACCGATTATTCCTCGATCCTGATCCCCAGTTCTTCTGCGTGGGCTATGCCGAGAGGAGTGAAGATGATCCAGACATCTCCATCTTCATTGTAGGTTCCGATCAGGCCTGCCTTCTTAAGCTGAGTAAGGTTCCCTCTCTCTTCCTTACCTCCACCTACATTCCCTCCCACTAGAGGAGTCCCTCCCCAGTTATTAGCGTCTCTGGCGTAGGCCTCGAACACTGCTTCACTCGTTTCTGTGATGGTCTTGTTTTCGCCTATCCTGATGTCAGTCATCTCGGTCTCCCTTGCTGATTAGGTTCCTGTTGAAGACAATATAACAGAGGTATCCACAGGAGAACATACTGAATTTCAGGAATTTGGAGATCAGATCTAAATTGATCTTTCTAGGTGACGTCCATCCCAGTCGGCACCATCCCACCATCCCTTATGATGCTCATCGCATACCAATATGAAGGTGATCGTTTTACCAGCGTCTATCGACTGAGGCATTAGCCATGTTGCTTGTCTAGCAACTTCATCATCATGGTCGAGCGCACAGACTCGACATAATGGGCACCGTGGATGTGGTGGATTGTGCCTAGTGTGAGCCTTCCTAATTTGCTGTGCTGCCCAGATCCCAGTCTTGCTCATTATGCTGCCTCCTTGTAGATGTTTTTGGCGAGATTCCTGCGCTCTGCGTGTCCAGCGCTTAGGTGGTATCCACTGGGGTAGCGGCAGGGCCTCCCGGCCTTGGCGTCGCAGTTGGGGCAGTCGATCAGCCGGTGATCCATCATGTTCGGGGTTATGCTCTCGACTATCCAGTCGCTCCATGGGCCTGTGTCTCGGAGCATCCATTCTAGGGATCCTGGGCGTAGTGGGCTGTTGGGATCGTAGACCAGGCCGTTTTCGTAGGCCATCGCGTGGGCTGCGCCCTCCCCCCTAATTATGATGCTGCCCCTGCCCTTTAGGGAGGTAGCGCTGATGGTGCCTGTTCCCATGTACCGCCTCCAGTTCTTGACGTTGTTGGCCAGGCCTACGTCGGCGGCTGTCTTGGTGAGGGCCATCCAGAAGGTTCGGGGATCTGCGTCTGCCCATCTGGTTACTCCAGCGTAGGAGCAGGCCGTCTCACGGATCCAATTTAGGGGCTTGTCTGCGAGGGCAGCTAGCGTGGCTAGTGCACACTCGTTGTATCCCTGTAGCTCCACCCGGATCTTCTTGCTGCTGCCCATCTGTCTGCCTCCTGTCTGGTCTGACATCAATATAGCAGAGTCAGCAGAGGATGAACATACTGGATTCGAGGCAATTCCAGAAATTAATGAGATCGGGAGCCTTGACCTACGTCTTGGCTCCCATTCATCCGTTTAGATCTAGTTAACCTCCAGCTGCTTCCCGTAGTCCTCCATTGTAGCCGATCATGTAGTAGTGTTCGTCGGTTTCTGGTGGGAGGCCCTCTCTGGCGTCTGTGAGACCTACCCGTTGTAGGCGCATTCGTTCTTCAGCCTGAGCCAGTCCTAGATCCATTGCTTCGTCTTCCATCTCTTACTCCTATCAGCGTAGTGGCATCGGTCTCGAGATTATCAGGGCTCCACCTATGAGTACCAGATACATTTTAAGGAGGGTTGAATCGTTAGTAGGCATCATGTTACTGGCTACCCTGCGTAGTATGTTAATGTCGTGTGTCATGATATCTGCTCCTTAGTTCCTTTGTCAGCATCAATATAACATAGAGAGATAGAGATGAACATACATTTAGGATGAATTCGGGAGATCAATTTGTTCTAAGAAATTCATCATAATCACATATGAAATCAGTCTGTTGTTCTATATTTTATCTGATCCCTCTGTTATATATTTATTGCAACAGGGATCAGGAGCGGCAAGATGAACAACCCGATCACAGACCTCAAAGACGACCTCAAAGAGCTCAGAGAGGACTACGGGATCCGGAACATAATCAAAGCCACTCCCCTGGTGATTAGCCTACTAATCCTCGAAGCGATAACTCCAGAACCAATAAGCACCAGCTACCTCAGCGGACGGAGCACCCGAGTCCTAAAGCCGGTAAGCTGGATCCTCGGGAACATCTGGAGCCTAGGGATGAACCTCTACACCAGCGGCATACTCGGATAACTGAAAGGGGAAAGATGAATACACGAATAGGGAGGCTACTCAAGCAAATTCTAGAAAGGAGAGATACAAAGAAACCAACAATCAAGAAGGGAGGCCACGCTCTGACCGGGCGGTCTCATAGGGAGCGTCTCTGATTAATCAATCAGTTAGTCAGACAGTCTTGCATAGCAGTCAGTGCGAGCCCTATACAATGCCTGTATCACACTGGATCGGGGAATTCGTTCGCAGATGTTCGCTCCTCGTAACTTTCTCTACGAATCGGCATGGAGTCCGTATGGGTGACAGAGGAAATTCGTTCGCAGGGGTTCATCGGATTGCAATGTTTAGTATCGATATGAATTCTTCGGCCTCACCGATTTTTTCTCTGAAAAACTAACGGATCACAGATTCCCCCGGTTGTAAAACGCTGCCCAGAAATGAGAATCTCTTCCACCTCAGTTCTCTGAGGACTAGAAAAAATTGATTCGAAGAGAGAATCGCTGCCCAGTTGGAGACCTCCCTAAATTAGTATCACTGCTAATAACATACATCTCGCAGAGCACATCGGAAGCCGAGTGTTGATCCTATCCGAATCAGCCCCACCAACATCTTGGAACGAACCGCTCTCTGGCCAGGCGTATGGGGAAATCTAATATGGGATAGAAGACGTATCGGATGGGGTATACAAGGATCGTGGCGGACGTAAGTACAAAGAACGAGTTTTAGCGCTATGTTAAATGGTGGAAGATATAGATCATGTGTACTGAATTTAGTATTCATGCTAAAATTTCTTCCTTGTTTGTACGGGGTCGCGGTTCGTTGTAGAAGGAACAGAAGTAATAGAGGACTACGAGAGGGAGACGCCATACTCCTCAAGGACGCGCCGGATCCAGCTCTCCATGTCGTCAATCATCCCATATTGCGACGCCGGTATGTTCAGCGCTCCCTCCAGCTTGACGTCAATGGGAATGCCGTACGAACCACCTCTGTACGCGCCTATCTCTCTATAATTTAGAGACTGCTCCTTAAGGCTGAAGCCGAGCCTTCTGGCGCATGCTGCGTTAGCCAGTGCGAAGGCGATTCTGTCCATATCCACTGGGTCTTGGAAGTCCTTAATCTTAGTGACGGCCTCCCATCTAAACCCGCTCTCTCCCTCTGATCCATGGGAAATGTGGAGCTCAACGCGGTTGTTCTGATTCTCTAACGCGTCAATCAGCGCACAGGCCGCTGCTCCCTTCACGAACATGTCCTCAGCGGAGAAGGCCTGCGACGTTCCGACGTTGAAGTTGATCTTAATCATAGAGCCAGTATCTTCCTCAATTTGGGGCCAGGTGATGTACGGCTCCGGGTGACCTTGGACGTACCTCCCCATGTCGATCCCTCCCGGCCCTACTGGGGACATTTTAAGCTCGCGCAGGATTTGGAACGAGGGCAGCCGACTCTGGGTCAGGTCGACCTGGCGTGCTATACGTCGGGCTCCCTCCGACCATCCATATGTCGCCAGTCTAATGGCCTCATCGAACGTAGACGTGCCGTGCCAACTAGGACGTCCATACGCGTGGCTCTCTAGTTCATAAACGGAGTGTTTGGAAATTGCATTGGCGGCATAAACCAGAGACAACCAGTGATCAAAGGTGACTCTCTCGAAATTCTCCATGGGCCTCCCTCTGCGGTATGGGGCTGCGTGGGTAGTAGTCGTGAGTGTGCGGATAGGATTTGCTAACCCCTTATCCGAGACTCCATTAATTCTATATACCACCCGTCCTCCAGTCAATATCACATATCTCGCACGGGATCCCCACATGCGTATGACTGGCAAGTCCTAATCTATACCAGCAGCGCCTAATCCAACGCACGACCATCATTCCTGCTCCTTCGGCATCGCGGCCCTGTAGTTACGCAAAGCAATGTGGGCTGTCATGGACAAACCTTGAACGTTATAACTCTCTATGTCCTCCAACGCCGCCACCAGCTCCGCCACCTGCGTCCGGAGAGCGTCACGCTCTCGTAATGCTTTGAGTTCTCTAGCTTCAAAAGAGGCCCTCTCAGCCTCGTGGGCGGCTTGGCACTCGGCTAGTCCCTCCTCGCGGCCCCCTCGCCAAGCAGCATGGATGGCATCCTTCGCACGCTCCATCGTGTTATGAAAGAGAGTCGCGTAATTTATTGGCTCTGGCCGCTCGGGTTTATTCGTTGCCATACTAATGGCCTCCAATGTACTGCATATCAAAAGGCTAGTGTTGTCCATACCTGGTTATATCCCAGTCCGAACTCCATTATGATCTTCTCGAAGTCCTCCTCCGTATAAGCCGCGCTCTCTCCCCTCCTCTCCCTCTCTGCGTTTAATGCCTGCATACCCGCAAGCCTGCAATTCGCCGCCGTCGTCTGCGCCATCACAGAGACGATCTGCTTCATCTCGACCACCTCAGCATGATAGGTTTAGGATATACGCGTAGCATTAGGCTTGGATACTGCCGTCTCCTCGGTTTCCATTTGGCTGGCCAGGAGGCTGTCAACACCTCTCCCGTGCTCCATCTTGGGGCTAGAGTCCAGCCCATTAATACACCCTCCCAACTGCGTCTCGATTACAGTCATTCCATGCTTGGTGATATCCAGCTAAAGCTAGTCGGCTGTCCTTTTCCTTGGGCATATCAGGCTCATGTATGAGTTCGATCTCAGCCGATCTCTCCCAGCTTCTCTTGCCTATCTTATATCCTCTTTTGTAGGTGGGATGCCATCGGAAGGATTGAGTTATCCTCTCCACTTCCTTATGCGTCATCGTTCCCTCCGTACATCCTTGAATATCGCCTGGTGATGAACCGGAACCACTTCTTGAACCTCCATCTCCACTTGCCCTTGTACTCTTCCCCGCTGATGAAGATCTTGGTATTCTCAGGGGAGCCATCGTATGAGAACGTAATGAAGTGCCACTCAGGCTCCTCCCTCACAGGCGGGTTGTCGAGATCGAGTAGGGTGAAGACCCACTCCTTGCCTTTCTCCTCTATCTTGAAGAACTGGGAGATCTCCTCGAGGTTGCCTGGTGTGATCCAGAAGCTCTCATCTGGCTCTTCCATGTTCTACTCCTGCGGCTGGAAGTCCCTGAATTCGATTGGCCCATCCCAACTCTCGATATTCGGGCCATACACTCCGCTTATCTTCCACTCTGGAGCACAGATGATCCCCTCACCAATAATGGACATATCCGAGTACCGATTCGTAGCTGTGGGAGATACCACCTGAACCTTCCCATTCAGACACAGCCATTCCGCCTTCTCCCCTGTAGCGGTATAACTGATAACTCCGAATACTATCCCTGCTAATCCCACCGCAATTGCCACTCTGATCACTCGATCTATTGTAATCATGTTAGGTGCCTCCTAATTGTGTATTTACATGAATAGTATAACACGCATCCGACGCTGATGACAACCTACTCTAAGAGGGCTTGAGGGGATGAAGGGATCCCACCGAGTATCTTGAGCCTGTCTTCACTGCTTATGCCCTTCCAGAGCACCATCTCCTCAACCTCAGCCCTCTCCATGCCGGATTCCAGCAGCCTAACTCCGAAGATACTGGCCCTCGGGCTAACGACGATTCTCATTTTGTGGTCGAACACGATCTTCCGTACCGATTGGATGAATTTAACCCAGTCCTCCCGTATTCCTCCGGCCCAGTCGAATTCGGCCTCCTCATCATACTCCCAGTCTAGGGACACGAATCGATCTAGAGTGGCAGCATCCAGCTGGTTTCTGCCTACGTAGACTCGGTCAGCCCCGCGCCCGTAGGTATTACCGGCTGCTACAAGGAAGAAGTCCGGGTGGCGATCTACCTTGGTATCTGGGAAGAAGTAGCTGTCGTTGGCCATCGCGCTGTTAAGGGCAGTAAGGACGGACGCGTTGCCGTTATCCATCTCATCCAGCATGAGTACTCCACCGAATTCATATGGTTCCCTAAGGATACCCCTGATATACTTACCCCGAGGCGACATAAATCCGGTTAGATCCCATCCGCTGGTGCTAGGCCCCATGCTGGACTCGTAGTACTCAACCCCAAGGGCCTTCGCAGCCATGCCAGCACCTGTGGTCTTACCACCTCCAGTAGGCCCTACGCAGAAGACGTGGAGTCGCTCGTTTAGGACGTGAACAAGTGTATCGAGCTTGAAATGAGGCCGTCCGTCGATCTCTCGGATCTTCCCTGCCTTCTCGATGGTTATCGTGTGCTCCACAGGTATCCGCGATACCTTGGCTTTCACTTGATCGAGCTCGTGAGATAGGTCTCCCACATCTTTACCCATGGCCTTAGCGGTCTCGATCATCTCCTCGTTCAGCTCATCTATCCGCTGCGTGATATCCTCATGCGTGTGCGTCCTGCGGACAGGCTTCCTCTTCGTCCTGGGCATGAGGATCCGCGTCTCCTCCTCGGCATCATCCTCCGGATCTGGCCCTATCACGAGGCAGAAGTGGACTACCTGGTTATCGATATCCATAAGGACTTTATCCTTGTTAGCAGTCCTGATCCATCTCAGGTTCCCCTTTTGGCAGTCCCCACACATTCTTATTAAGGGATTATTATAATCGGGATCCATAACCGTGAAATTGGGCATCCCTTTCCTCCTCGGTTGATCCCACATAACATACTCCTATCCCCACACACGAGTAAATAGGCCGAGATACGGTATTTACACACTCGCTCTCATCCTGTAGGCTGTGCTCACAATACAGGTAACATTCCCAGGTCGCTAGACGGCCCCATCGTCATGAAATTGACAAGGGGCCGTTTTCTTTTTATGCCCTTCCCAAATGAACATGCGTGTCGGATCCGGGATCCTGGGGACTTCGAGCAGGATTCATTTCGCAGGGTTTCATCTGAGACTGACGATGGCAAACCCCTCGACATTATCGTAGGTAAGCTCAAGGGGGAGGAGGACACCACTCTACAAGCCTATAGATATCCCAAGGAGGAATGGGATGAGAGTGAGGCCCGTGAACATTGAGAGGATCAGGAGGGCATGCTCTTCGAGCCTGCAAGCGATCCAGATGAGGAGGAATCAATGCCAAACATTGCAATAGCGGATTTCGAGAAGCGAATCCGGGAGCAGGAGCTCTCCGAACTCGATAACTTCTACCGAGGCACGGGGGACGCTCCGATGCTCTACAGATCCTCAGGCCTGTTCGTGCGAGCGAGCAAGGCAGAGGGTGGGAAGATGACCTTCGTTGCTTCTGAGGAATCAGAAGATCGGATGGGTGACATCATTGAGGTAGCAGGATGGGACACGAAGAACTTCGAGAAGAATCCCGTGTTCATGCTCATGCACCAGCACAATATGCCACCTCTGGGCATCGTTAGCCGAACGTGGGTTAACGGCAAGCAACTCATGGCCGACGTCATCTGGGATGATGATGATCCCCTGGCCGAGTTCATCAAGGGGAAGTACCTTCGCAAGATAATGCGAGCGGTCAGCGTGGGATTCAAGCCAACGGAATTCGAGGCCCTGAACTCGGACAATCCGTTCGGAGGGATCCGGTTCATAAAGCAGGAGCTTCTGGAGCTATCCGCTGTTCCTATCCCGGCCCATCCCAAGGCCCTACAGAAGGCAGCCCTCACCAAGCAATTCATGGTGACCCTGTCTGACCTAGCTCTACCGGATGATGATCCCGATTCAGATCCTGATCCCGAAGCGGATACCCCAGCGCCGGAGCATGAGGATGTGGACGGTGACATGAATACTGACGCTGAGGAGGCTCAGGATCTCGGGAATCTGGAAGACGGTGACATGAAGGATGACGAGGAGAAGGCCGGAGCCGTCATCAGCCGAGCAAATAAAACCAAGCTCAATCGGGCTCGGGCTCTGATTGGGGAAGTCCTCAACGACCAGGGAGGCGAGGACGAGAAAATGATCCCCTACAACGGAGCAGATGAGGAAATTCCAGAAGAGGAGGATGAACCGATAGACTTCGACGCGGTCATGGAGGCCATACGAGATATCCACAACGTGGAACTAACTACAAAGGAGGATCGATAAAAAATGCCACCGAAGATGACAGACATTGATCAACTCCTTGCGGAACTGGGTGACGTCAAGACCTTCGTCAAAGACCACGTCGACGGTCAGGTCAGCATCCTAGGCGAGGAAATGGAGAGAATGAAGACTAGCCTCGTATCAGTAGAGGCTGGTATGAAGGATCTCCGTCGAGAGAAAATGGGTCGACAGTCCAGGGATGGGCGAATCCGGGTAGCCAATGGCCGTCTGGCTGGATACGACATGCTTGACCTCAAGCTCCTGGATGAGATCCTGAGCTCAGGAGCGGTCAAGGGGCTCCATCGGAATGGACAGCTGTCCATGCTAACCGATGTCCAGGAGGCTCGAGGCCAGCTGGTCTCGTTCATAACTCCCGATGTGATCCTGGAGTGGGAGGACGGCGCGCTGTCTCGCCGGGGGATCATGTTCCCTGACGACTCAATGGAGAAATCCACTCACTTCAGAAAGGCGATAGCCAGCTGGCGCGCCCAGACCCTTGAGCTGATGCAAAAGGCGATGGACTCGGTAACGGCCTCCTCGGGTGATGAACTGGTGCCCACCATCGAGGCTGCGGAACTGTGGATGGATGTCAACCTGGAGACCATCATCCTGCCACTGTTCATGCAGGTCGTGATGCCCTCTAACCCGTTTGACCTCCCCCTACAGCTGGGGGATGTCAACTGGTATCCCACTACGGAGAACGTTCAGTCGCAGACCACTGACCTGAACACCGGGAAGGCCACCATGACGGCCTACGGCCTACGGGCGGGTGTCCCATTCTCCGACGAGTTGGAAGAGGACGCGGTAATCGCCTGGATCCCCGAACTCCGCGCCAGCCTGGTCAGGAACACTGCCGAGGTGATGGACGATGTCCTCCTGAACGGGGACACCACCGGCACCAACGGCATTAACGCGGACGGCGGGACGATCACCAAGGTAACCGCAGGCCTCGGACACTACATGCTGGGGTTCGATGGGCTGCTTCACCTTCCTCTGGTTGACAATACCAGCCAGGTGAGGAACGCAGCTGGTGGAGCCGTGGCAGCTGATGAGTATAACCGGGCGCTGGCCCTCATTGGCAAATACGCGATCCCTCGGCGTCGAGGCGATGTGGTCTACATGACCGACGTCAACAACGCCATCAGGTCACTGGCCATCGCAGAGTTCGAAACCGTTGACGTGGCGGGAGCCAGGGCTACCCTGAGCACCGGTGAGATCCTGAACGTATACGGCAAGCCTCTGGTTCACTCGGAGCAGATGCTCCAGGCGGACGCTGACGGTCTGGTCACCTCGGGATCCAACGCTACCGACACCGGGCGGATCCTGTGCACTAACACTACCCAATGGCGGGTAGGGTTCCGGCGTCAAATTGAACTTGAGACGAGCAGAGAGGCGGGTAAGGGGCAGACCACCATGTATGCCTCCTTCCGGATCGCTTTCGAACAGAGAGCGGCCAGCAGGGGCACTGCTACCCACACCTCAGTCGTCAGGAACATAGCAGCCTAATCCAGACTGCTTACTCTAATTCCCTTACGTGGATTAAAGGAGGAATAAACACGGGATGAAGCCGAATATTAAGCAACAAGACCCGACTCCTCAGCTAGTAGTTGACATGGTTCCCTCGTCTGGGACAGGTAACTACAGGTCGGTCATGGCCGTCAGGATACCCCTTGCGACGACCAGCACGGCCAATGCCGCTACTAACTGGATCAACCCTGAAACCGGAACCGTCTGCGTCAAGACCTACGTGGTCTTCACCACAGCTGGTACTGGCACCTTCGATCTGGGCAGAGGCAGCGATGGCACTGGGAACGCTACCGACCAGATCGATGGTGGCACCATGACAGTTGGTGTCCACTACACTCAGGAGATCGTGGGTACGGTAGCCGCCAGCGCCACATTGGGCGGCATCAACATCTTCCACATGCTCCTGGGGCCAGGCGGATCGGGGACGAACAACAGTATCAACATGACTCACTCGGACACCACGACCAGCACAGCCGTTGGGGCTCTGATCGTCGAATACTTCCTGATCGAGGGATAACCATGTTGATCTATGCCCATACTACTGCAACCGTGACCAGAAGGGGATCCCCTAATCTGAGGATCCCCGCTGGAACATGGACGGAGGTCGCCGACAGGGTAGGGGCTAAGCTCGTCGAGAAGGATTACATATGCGACGTGACGGGAGTAGACGATCCACACAACCACGTGTGCTCCTTTCTCACGTCGCAGATCACACCAGCGGAGATGGTCACGACGAGAATGAGTCCCCAGAAGCGCAAACTTCTAAGACAATCTTGGCACCGAAGCCGCAACGCAAGGATCGCTACGAGGGTGGTGTAGTCTATGCCCGCTAATGAGAACAAGACGCCTCAGCAGATACTAAATAACATCCACGATGATACAGCGGATGCGCTGAATGCCCTGTTAGTTGACGCTAATGGTAATGCCCTGCTTGATGCCAATGGAGTTAAGGTGCAGGGGGCCGCTGCTCATGATGCGGCTAATGTGGGTAATCCATTAAAAGTAGGCGGACGTTATCAAGCGGGAACTCCCGATACCGTTGATGATGACGATGCGGCTGATATCCTAGTAGATGACTCAGGCCGTCTCATCATGGTTGGCCCTGCTGATTCCGATGCGCCTGAACTTGGCGCTCCCATCCAAATCGCTGGCAGCGTCGATGAGTCCGGTACTGTAAACGCCGACGAAGGCGATGTCCGGAGGATACGGGTAAGCCCAAATGGCTATCTACTATCTACCCAAATAACCGCGTCCAATAACCAGGGGGATGGTGATAATCCTCCTAGGCTATCAATAGACAGCGGTGGAAACGCCAGAGCGATGGCCGTAGGGTTAAATGCCCTCGCTCCCGACGCGCTTTACGATCGACTTCGTACCGGCGGCGACTCTGGGCCTGGCCTGGGCGCACTCAACGTAGCTCAAATCGGCGGGGACTTAGCTCTCAGGGCTTCTGCGGCTGCTGGTGAGGCCAGTGGGACTTCAACTGCTCTGGATGATGTGGGATGGGTGAAGAGCTTCTGGGCAAGGTTAGACGTGACTGCCGCACCATCAGGCGGTTCTCCTACCTTGGACGTTTATATCCAGACGCAGAGCCCTAGTGGTGATTGGCAAGATATTGTGGGCTTCACTCGTGCCACTGGTGTTACTCATGAGAACGTCTCTTGGGGGCCGTGGACTGGTGAACTAAGCCAAATCCTCGCTGAGGCTGCTTCTGGGTTCGCGGTTGACGAGTTCTTTGCTGATCAGGATGCGGCTATAGGAGACGCTACTGTGAGGGCGATGGTTCTAGGAGATTCACTACGAGTCAAGTGGGTATTTGCAGCGGGTGGATCTACTGGTGACTTTACCTTCGCTGTAGATTCAGCGCTTCACAATTAGGAGAGAAGCATGACTTGGACTTTAAAAACGGCAAACGCACCAACTGGCGGGACAAGTGGCAAGGACGTGGCCACGTTGGTTTATGAGAACGATGTTGCCTTGCCTGATGGCTCCTTTGAAACTCGATCTGTTAGGCACCAACGTACTTCAGGTGATTCTGACACTGTTTGGCAGGCTATGATGAAGAGGGAGATTGCGGCTGGGCTGGCTCATCTTAATTCGTCTGTAGTATCGGCCTCGGACATTATGTCTAAAGTGAACCCTGCCAAAGGATGAATAATTCATATCTAGATCTCCAGACGATTAAGGATCAGGGGGGATTTAATCTAAGCACGGGGACGGCTCTGGATAAGCGTATGCTTATGTTACTGGAGAACGTCTCTCGTGAAGTCGATCTGTGGTGCAATCGATTCTTCTATTACGAGATAGCCACTCTTACTTTCGATGGGCCAGGGGGAGGAACGCTTCGTGTCCCAGACCTCATCTCTCTGTCTTCTGTAAAAGAGGATAATAACCTGGACGGTACATTCGATACTACCTGGGGATTTGACGATTATATCCTCTACCCACTAAGAGCTAGTCCCACTTCCACCTCGGGGAAGGCGAGGCCCTACACTCATCTTCAGGTGAGCGACAAGTCGAATGGGACTCAGGATGAGTTCATTAGGGAACAGAATAACTACCAATTGGTAGGCACCTGGGGATTCCAGAAGGTCACCTCGGATAGTGGACTGAACGGGACTCTCGCTGATGCCACTGCTACTTCAATGGTACTCACGGGGAGCGCCACGGGCACCATTGAGCCTGGACATACGTGTTTAATTGATGATGAACTGGTGTATGTAATCACCACGAGTGGGACGGCAGCCACGGTATCCCGAGCCATTAATAATACGGTAGGGACGGCTCACACTAACAAGTCCGTTAATCTCATAAGGTTCCCAGGCGCGATTCAGGAGGCTGTCCTTATCCAGACCGCTAGGATGTGGAAGCGCAAGGACTCCGGATACGCCGACACTATAGGCCTTGCCGAGACAGGGCAGGTAGTGACCTGGGCGGGAGGTCTGGATCAGGATGTCAAGGCCCTCATTACTCCATATCGTAAAGTGCCGATCTAATGAGTAATCTATCAGATGTGCTTGGAGGGATAAAGACGGTCATCGAGGCCAACGTGTCTGATATCAAGGTCTTCGATTATCCTGTCGACTCCGTCTCGGTTACTCCATCGGTGATCCTTGTCCCCAGATCGGTTGACTATCAGCTGGCCTTCGGGGGAAACTCATTCTCAATGGAGATAGCGGCCATCGTCCTGGTGTCCTCCGTGGATGACGCTGCGGGATTTGCTAAGCTTTATGACCACGTAGATCCCACTGACACATCTGCCAGTATCAAGAGAGCCCTGGAGCAGGATCCCACACTGGACAGCAAAGCGGACGACTCCTCTATTTTGAGAGCGGAGGGGATCGGACGTAAGTCCCTAGGTGGAGGCAACTACTTCGGATTCGATCTCATCATCTGGGTCATTAAGACGGTAGGCTGATGCCAGTATCTCCAATAAAGTTCGACCTGTCTGACGATGAGCTCAAGGACGTCCAGCGGCAGATGAAGAATAAGAAGTTCATCGGAGGCCCTCTCAAGGACTTCCTCAGTAGTAGCGTGTTCGAGGTGGAGGCGATAGCCAAGGAGGACGCTCCTGTCGATACTGGCCGATACAGGGGATCCATCACTACGGATGTGGCACCTACCCAGGCCGTGGTGGGATCTAATCTGGAATACGCACCCACTCTGGAGTTCGGTCAGCGTCCAGGGAAGAGACCTCCCGTAGAGCCGATTGAGAAGTGGGCCAGACGAAAGGGATTCACTAATCCCAGAGGAGCGGCCTTCTCAATAGCAAGGCGTATCTTCCAGCAGGGGAGGGAGGGATATAAGACGCTAACCAGGGCAATGGACACGGCCTCTCCCAAGATAGATATGCATCTGAGATCAATGATCAGCGCAATCGAGACTAAATGGAGAAGAAATGGCTAAATTCCTGTTTAGGGACGTTAAGGTCTACTTCGATAAGTATGATCTAACTCCGGCCACTACAAGCTTCTCTATCGAGCTAGCTGCGCCTGGAATAGACTCCACCACCTTCCAGGACTCAGGTGAGCGGATGGTGGGGGGAGTCCGTGCAGATGGATTTGAGTGGGCAGGGCTCCTGGAAGACAGCGACTCTATGAACGACGCTGTTGGAACGCACCTCGGGAGCGGTAATCGAGTTATCAGTGTCGTCATTGGAAGTAATACCGGATCAGTATCCTACGGATCCACTGGACAAATGTATGCTGCCAGGAATCCCATAAACATTAGGGACATGGTGCGTCAGGAGACCATCACAAGGCCGGATCAGGCCTGGGATCGAAGCGAGCTGATGGCTCCCAAGACCACAGGAACCGCAGCCGCTAACTTCGGCACCCTGGACGCCGGAGCGCTGTCCACGGCGGGTGGAACCATGTATGCCCACATGTTCAGCATGGCGGGGAACCTGGCCACGGGGAGCGGAACCCTTCGAGTTGAGGATAGCTCGGACGGTACAACATGGGCTGTATTCACGACATTCCTGGCTACTGCTCCGACAGCGGCTAAGGTGTCCACATCAGGAACCCTGGATCGCTACTATCGAGCAGCGTATTCCAGTACTACAGCGGGGACGGCGATTTATGCCATCATCTTCAAAAGAGGATAAGAGATACAGAGTCATATGTGATGGGATATCCTTCGAACCCGTTGATAAAAAGGGGATCCCTCTTAAGAAGTACTGGAGAGGATATGGAAAGGATGAAGAGTTTAGCTTATCGGATGTGACGTGCCCAGGTGGACAGCGACTAAACATAGCTCGCCTTCTAGATAAGGGAGCGATCAAGGAGGTATAACGATGGCCAAGTACATCGTCAACGGAAACACCGAGTGGAAGCAGGATAATAACCTGGGGACGCTCAAGAACATGACTCAGTATATCGATTCAGTGAGCAATCCCCCAGGTAAGGAAGTGGCTCAGATCGACGTCACCAGCTTTAATGATACTGGGGAGCGATTCATTGCGGGGATCGAACAGAGCGGGGAATACACCCTAGCTGGCTTCGTTGATGACCAGACAGATGGATCGGATCCGGTGTTCGCCACTCTGGTTGGTACGCTGGGATCCTGGGAGTTCTATCCCTTCGGCACTGCCTCGGGCAGGCGTAAGTTCAATGGGGAATCCCTGTGCCTATCCTATAGGCCGTCTGCGGCTATTCGAGAGAGAGTGGGCTACGAGGCCCGATTCGTTGTCGATGGGACGGTCACAGTAGGCACAGTCTAATCCACGGAGTACGTAATGCCGATTACAGTCAACCAGGAGATACGGCATGTATGTCCATCTGGGACGGGGCCTCGGTGGCAACCGGCCTTCCGCAGTGGATCAGGCTGGCGTAGCCAGGGGATTGCAGTGAAGTATTGTCCTCAATGCGGAACGGATCTAGAAGCCGAATTCGATAGAGAGCGAGCTTTCTCCGCTTATCCATATTCACTTAAACCAAACAGATAGAGGTGCCTAGTCATGTTAACCCAGCCCGAAGATTTTACTATTGAGGTGAATGAGCCCAGTGATGAGGAGACGTTTAGATTCTCTGATGGGTCATGGTGGACTATACGGACTCTGGTGACACGAGGTATGCGGAAGGCCATAAGGAAGTCCGCCATGAAGAATCTACCCAAGATTGATCCAAATGAGGATATCGACTTCGAAGATAAAGAGGCCCTGAAGAGGCGGATGTTTCAGGATCTGGAGTCCTTCGATGTTGACGCAGATGACGATGCCTACCTAATACATGGAACGGTTGCCTGGTCGTGGGACTCAGCCGTTTCAGTAGACTTTCTGGATACTCTGCCGGATCCACAGACGGAAGTAGTCCTCGTTCGTATGCAGGAGCTCTATGTACCCCTCAGCGAAGCAGAAGCAAAAAAAGATTCGAAGACTCCCTAGCGTCTATACTGGAGAGCGCTCCTCTGACTATAGTTATGTCTGAGGCGGCTTTTCTTCTTAGAACGGGATGGAGTTATCCCGATTACATGGATACCCCAGATGAGGTAGTGACTAATATCTCCATTCTCCTTAGTGCTGAGAATGAGGCCAGAGGTGAGCCCTCGGAAGAGGAGGATGATGTCCTTGGAGGGCCTGGACTAGGTGGCTGATCTAAAACTCCAAATGGTTCTAACGGCGGTTGATCGATCTGCCGCAGCTATGGCCTCCGCTGGGAGAGGTGTAGACGCGTTCGCCAAGAAGGCCGCAGGTGTGGGTAAGGCCTTCACCGTAGCGGGAGCATCTATACTTGCTATTGGTGGACTGGCTGTTAAGTCCTCTCAGGAGCAGATTATTGGTATAAAGAGGCTCGATCAGTCCCTGAAGAATATCGGGCAATCCTATGATAGTCAGAAGGATAAGATTGAATCTCTTATAGAATCCCAACAGCGCAAGACTAACTTCGGAGATGAGGAGCAACGGGATGCCTTGCAGAAGTTGGTTACTATAGGGGGTAAATGGGATGGGGTATTAGATGCTCTTGCCGTTACTACTGATGTGGCGGCAGGGGCTGGGATAGATCTAAAGTCAGCCTCTCTCCTTGTCGGTAAAGCGATCGCGGGGGAGACATCTAGCCTCTCTAGATATGGGATTGTATTAGCGAAGGGGGCTACTCAAACTGAGATTATGGCTGCCCTCACTAAGCAATTCGGAGGTGCTGCTGAGGCAGCTGCTGATCCATTCACTCAAATGAAGAATCGAATGGGTGATGTCCTCCAGATCCTGGGGGATGCCCTTATCCCTATCATGCAGAAGGGAGCGGTCATAATCGAGAAGATCTCTCGAAAGGTAATTGAGTGGACGCAGGCTCATCCTAAACTGACTAAAGTTCTAGGTATAGTCGCTGTAGCTATCGGGGCTGTGATGGCCGTACTGGGGCCTCTAATCTTGCTCCTTCCTGCAATCATAGCCGGTGTGACTGCTCTCGGTGGTGCCCTGGCCCTCGCTACTGGGCCAATCGGTCTCGTGGTTGTGGCTATTGCGGCTCTCGTGGCTGGA